AGAACATACTCGGTGTTATCTAATACGCCTTTTAACGGGTCATCAAGGATGAACGCGTCAACCTGAAAACCTGTGGCGATCTGTAAGTCATAATTGCCAGAATTGACAACCGCTACGCCTGGCATCAGGCCACCTGTAACTGCAACGGCCCAGCGGAACGCGAGTATGCGCGCAATGCGTTGACGACGCTTTCACCGATCTCGGCGCTTGTGGCAAGACCGCCTGTGACGTTGATAGTGATGTTTCCGCCACCCATTTTGCCAAGTTTGTCAAGTGGGATTACGGCCTCGGATTGACCGCCCTCGCCGATCATCGCCAGCGTGGGGCGCGTCACGATGCCACCTTCGGCTAAACCTGGCAAACCTGCAAACGGATTCAGCACCTTGCCTACAATGCTTCCCAATCCTTTGCTCGCCTGCCCTGCGGTGACTCGATCAAGGGCATCTAACGCGGCGCTTGCAGCTGCAATAATGCCCTCTAAAACCCTAAGTACTTTATTCAGCACATTTATTGTTGCCGGCATGGATTCTCTGAGACTGTCAAACGCGCCCGTAAGTGTGTTTTTGATTGCTGGCGCAAGTGTCTCGGTGATTTGTTTTGATATCCGTTGCATGATCTCAAACGTGTCGCGCAACTTAGGGATGATTTCTGTTGCCATGTATTCGATAAATGCTTGGAACGCTGGTAGCGCTGTGTTCCTGACAAAATTGGACAACCTGCGAAACGCTTCGAGCACGTATGGCGCTGCTTGGTTGTAAAACGTTTCCATGCGTGGGATAAGTGTGTCAATGAAGAACGTTGCGAACTTCTCAAATACTGGCAACAAGCGCTCACCAAGGCTTTCCTGCAACTGCGAAAACGCTACTTTCATTCGGTCGGACGCGTTTGCGGTTGCTTCGGCTGTACCGCCGACTTGTGTCTCTACTGCTTTCAAGATGATCTCTTGGGCTTCGGCAACACGGCCAGTTTCCACAAGGGTCTTAATTAGTTCTTTTTGTTCGGCTGTAAACGTGACGCCTGATTTGCCAAGCGCGGCTAAACCTTTGATTGGGTCTTCAAGCGCTTTACCGAGCTGAATTGAGTTGGTCGTGACGGAGCCAAACCCGGCAGCGGCTAGGTCTATGGCTGCTTTGGTGGCACGGTCAAACACTCCGCCAACTTTGTCTGCATCAGCCGACACGCTCTTAAACGTGAGCAATAACGCCTGGCCTTCTTTGATCAGGTTTTGGTCAACGCCTACAAGTTTCGCGGTCTTTTCTGCGAGCGTGACCAGACGGTCGGTGACTTGATCGGTCGCGCCCTCAAATTGGCCCATTGACTTGGTGATTTGCTCGATACGTGCATTGGATGTTGCTGCGCGTTCGCCAGCATCAAGTAACTGTTTGCCCATGACGACAGCGCCAGCACCGACCGCTGCGAACGCTGCCGCGCCGATCTTGGCTAAACGCTTAGCGCTTTTGCCTAATTTGTTTAACCCTGTTTCGGCGTCGTTTTGTCCGCGTTTGTCGTACTCGGAAATAATCGGGATTTTAATTGCCATGTCAGATTTCCTTGTCCACGCGTTCCATCACGGAGTTGATCAGTTGCACCATTGCAAACTGGACTTGTGTTTCGTTTTTCTCAAATGCTGGCCACATGACGCGCGACGGTCTGCCAGCCTTCTCGGTTAGGTTCGCAATAAATACTTCGCCACGGCGTGACCCGCCACCTTTTTTGCCTGCCATGTCAACGATGACCGCTGCCGGGTTGTTTTGTGCGACGTTGATAATTGACACCGCTTTGCCTCGAGTGTCCACCTTGAGCCTGACGCCTGATTTGGCTTTGCTTTGCGAGTACGGGAACTTAGGTTTTCCGCCTTGTGTCCAGGCGCGCGACATGCCAGACAGGAACGTTGCAGGGTAGTTTGATTTGGCGGCTTCAATGACGGGGCGCACAACTTCCTTGGCGTCCTTGTTGAACTGTTTACGCAGTTCAGGGTCAATCTTCCGCAGCTCTTTAATAGCGCTTTTAACGCCAGACACCTCAACGGATTTGTAACCGATCATATAACGATCATAGGTGATCAGCCTTTGCTTTTTTTGTTTAGTACATAAACGATCGTCGCAAGGTCTTGTGAGTCAAAACTGTCGGCATACCAGGTTGGTGCCCATCCTGTCGCGACTACTAATTCGGCTAATTGCCTTCGGTAGTAGCCGCGTCCGTAGGGTTTGGGTCGGTCTCGTCTCCGTCAACTTCAATGTCAATGTCTGGGTTTTGCTCAAGCCATTCCGAGTACGTTGCCGGGATGTCAGGTAGTGCGCGCTTTAACAGGAAGTGTGCCCAGAACGCCATGTCGGTTGCACCGAAACCTAAGCCGTCAGACAGTTTGCGTCGTTCTTGCTTTTCCCATTCGGTAATTGTGAACATGGTTGTGGTGACGTAGCGCGGGCCGTGGCCGTCGTGCAGGTCAACCTTGAGTCGGATTTTCATTGTGTCTCCTATGTCGGCTTGGAGCCGTGATTATGGGGTTGTGTCAATCGTTAACGCGCCACCGGTCAGCGTAATGTCAAAGGTTGACAATGCTCCGAGTGATGCGTTGATAACTGGCAACGACTCCAAATAGCAACCAGTCAGAATAAACTTTGGGTTTGTTGCTGATTCTCCGCCAGATGTTGGGGTCAATTCCACGGTTGTTTTTGTGCCAACCAATGGTTGCAGGGTTGCGTAGGTTTCGGTTGCAGCGTAGGACGCATAGAACGTCAGGGTCACTTCGTTGTTGACAAGACCTGCGGTGTAACTGCGTGAGTTGGTGCCAAACGCGGTGTCTTCGAGTGCTTCAACCAAGTAGGTCAGCGTTGCTGCGCTGCACATGTCGGTCAGATCAACTGTGCCGATCGTTACGACTGGGTTTGAGAGATATGTTGCTGATGCCATTTAGATGCTCCTTAGTTCTGTTCTGATAGTAGATGATTTATGTTACGTAGTAGTGGATTATGCGGTTTGGGCTTGGATAGCGCAATCAAGGTCATAGCACGGGTACAGCGCGCCACCGATGTCAAGGCTGGACGGACGGCCAGCCATCACGATGATCGGCGAGCCGAGCACGCTTGCAACGATGCCAAGAATGGAACGCAAGATCGGCAACCCTGCCGGGCCTGACCCAATAACCCTGATTGGAAACTCGAGCCGTATTACGTTGCCGTTGCCAGCCATTGTTGTGAAACTTGGGGCGTCAATAAACACGCAATTAGGCACGATCTTTGTGGCGTCGTTTACGACACGGAGCCCAGACACAGCGGTCAGGCTTGCCGTCAGGTCGTCTATGGCTTCGTTAAACAGGTCGGTATATGCCATTAGGCCACCGCTGGGCGTGGGATACCTAAGAGCTGCTTAACGATCGGTGTGAGGCTTTGCTGGGTTGCTGTGCCCATGCCGTCAAACGTCGCGTAGGTGTTCTCTATTGACCCTCTAGAGCGCCACAGCGCGGCGCAATACATCAAGGTGCCCAATGTGGCATCTCCGCCTGGTGATGTCGTTAGGGCGTCGATATAACCGCTCTCCTGGCGCCTGCGATATGCAAACTGGTTGCCAGCCGACACGGATTGCGTGAGCAACGTGTAATCATCTGATGGGTTAGTAATCGTGATACCCAAATAGGTCATGACATCAGATGCAGTCACCCAAGTGCAAACTGGCGCGTATGTGACTGTGCCAGATGCGGCGGTGCGCTCGACATTGTCTGCGACCCGCGCATAAAGCACTTGATCGGCAATCGGCATCTGGTAGTCGTAAAGCAGATCGCCTTCGGTATCAACGCCAATAAACAAATACTGGGGAAGCGCCCTGACGGAATACGAGCCGTTAAATGTGGCGTCAACGCCTGCGACCGTGATTGACTGGCCGACTGCAATCTCGCTGGGGGTCAGGAGTTGCAGTACGGCGAAATCATCAATCAGATATTTGTTAGTGACCGTATAGGTGGCCATGTTTGGGCCGTCCTATTCGATCAGTTAACGACGATGTATTTAACTTGATCGCTGTCTGCGATAAAGGTTGCTACGTATCCGTAGTA